AGGAGTGGTCGAGACATTACCCTCAACACCACCGCCCTTGGCGTAACAACGACCACCCTTCTTGAAGCCACCACCGTTACCGTTCTTGACTTCACCGGTCTTGCCGCTGGTCTTGGTAGTGCGCTCAGCGGTGTTCATCTTGGTGTCGCGGTACTTGCCGCCTTGGCCTTCGGTATTGATGATGCCGCCATCCTTAAAGCCCGATTGACCCATTGCAACGCCGCCAGTCTTCAGGCCCTTATGAGCCTTCGACGCCGGCTTCTTGGCATGAGCCTCAAGCTTCTCTTCACAGGTACCGCCCTTCTTCATCATGCGACCAGCCATACCAACAGGACCAGCCGGAGCAGCAGCAGAAGGCATAGCACGCATAGCTTTACGACGCATAGCCAGCGACGGCTTCATTGGTGCAGCAGCCATCGGCACACCACCACGAGCGGGCGGCGCCATTCCACCGTCCATCATCTTGTGGCCGTCGTGCTCTTTGGCCTTCATCTTCACATGACCACCCTTCTTCAGCTTCAACTCCACTGAAGGCTCGGTGGTGTACATCTTCACCATCGGTTTAAATTCGGCCATTGCAACCTCCTTAAACCTTCTGGGCGTAAACCACGGTCAGGCGGAACACGCCCGGCGAGGAAACGGTGCCATTCGGGTCGATCGTCATAACTACGTTTTGGTTGTTGCCAACATCCGACATTGCAGTCAGCTGAGCAGCCGTGAACGTCAGAACGCTACGACCAACCGATGCAGCATCGGCAATCGAGCAATACTGCGTGCCAGCGGCAACAGTACCAATCGTGGTCGGAACGGTGGTTGCCGTGCCATAGCTCGGAACGGTGACCATATCAACATAGAAGTCGATAATTTGCGACGATGCCGGGATGGTGACGCTTGTGCTGGTTGCAGTGCCGCCGGCTGCAGTAGTGACAGTAGCAGTCTGCGAAACGACAACGAAACCGCCGTCGGTCGTGTCCGTCAGAGTGCCAGAGCCAGTACGCAGGGTCGAACCAATATAGGTTTGTGCCATTGTATTTACCCCTTTAATGAGGCAGGGGCCGAAGCCCCCACCAGACCTATATTAGACGCCGGGCGTGCCGTACAGCGCACGCGGATCGGTGAAGCCAACGTCGTAACGCTCGGTCGCTTTGTAGCGCATCGAGTCAGTCTCGAAATCACCTTCCATCGTCTTTTCCAGCTTACGACGCATCAGAAGCTTCATGCCTTCCGGAGCATCGGTCTGGACCCACCAAGCGGTCGGCGAGGTCAGACGCGAGATAACGGCAGCGCCTTCATCAAGCAGACCAATCGACTTGATCGGGTTGATGTCGTTGTTGGCGTTACCAGCGCGCAGAACGCTCTTCAGCAGGACTTCAGCTTGGAAGATGTTGCCCGGGGCCACGACCAGTTGGCGCGGAACCAGACGAATCTTCTTACCGTTGTTGTCCACAGCCTGACGAATCTGGATGAGCATTTGCTCAAGCGAGGTTTGCGACAGGTTGGCCGAAGTAGTCAGCAGGTTGCTGAACGTACCGTTCACGATCGGGTGAGCGTTGCTATTCAGCTGCACACCGTCACCACCCGGGTAGGCGGCGTTGAACGCGCGGTTAAGCACGTTGGCGCACAGAGTTTCCTTGGTTTCAACCAGCGACTGAGCCAAATGACGGGCGTAGACTTGACCGATACGGATATGGTCGCCGTCTTCCACCAGCACTTTGGTCAGGGCGAATGCCAGACCGTACACGTTATAGACATAACGCTTCAGGAACAGCACGCCACCTTGTTGGTAGGTAACCGGGGTACCGTCCGGCAGTTGCGGAGCGGCGCCAAAGCCGTACAGAACCGGCTCTTCATGGTAGTTGCGGGGGATACCTTCTTGTTCGCGGAAAACACGCGACCATTCGTCGGTACGTTGGTCATAGACACCGTCGAAGCATTCGTTGAGGATCGGCTCAACAATCGAACGAAAGTCTGTACTGCGCATCGGGGCTGCCATTTTTTAGCCCTCCTTAAACAGCAACCGGCGTGTAGTTAGCGCCGGAGACGCGAACTTGGCCGAATTGGAATTGAGCAACCGTGGCACGCACGATAACGTACGAATCACCCCAAGCATTGTCCGGGTACGGAGCAATATCAACGATGCGCATCGCAGCGACACTGTTGGCACCAGCAAGGGTGGACGACAGGGTACATTGCGACAGACCAGTGGTGGTCGAACCAGCGGTGTTGTTGGTGATGTTTGCTTCGTCACCAATCGCTGCTTGCGAAACCGTGCCATCAGTCTGGATTTCGTAGACGATGTTCGGATCGTTGTAGAAGTAAGCCACGCACGAACCGGTTTGGTAGGCGGTGTTAGCCGGCCAGTAGTTCGAGACGCGACGACGGCCGGTGGTGTCAGTCCACTCAACGCCAGCGAAAGCGCCGACAAAAGCTTCAGAACCCGAGGCCAGAACAATGGTGCCGCCCGTATCGTACTTAACAGGGGCGCCCTTCAGAAGGTCGGTGTTGTAACCCGACGCGATACCGCCAGCAAGCGCCTGAGCGCGATCCAAGCCAGAAGGATGGAACGCAGGACGCAGGCCGAACGGAGCAGATGTTGCAGACATGACTGTCTCCTTGGTTTAGTTACCCATGAAATATGGGCGTATTAACATTTCGGTCCAAATCGCCAAATCCGTCACCTTCGACTCGGCCCAAGCTCTTGCCTGAGCTATCTCGCGCACCCTGCAGGTTCTCAATCTGAACGCGGATCTTGTCCGCCTCCTCATTGGGAGCCTCGTGGTGCATCTGCAACATGAGGTCTTGATAAATATCCATAGGGATCTTGTACAAGCGCATCTCGTTGCATGCGATGAAACCCACGTCTTCTCCAGCCTTTACACGGTAGTTATCGAAGTTCGGGAGTTCGTCCGCCATTACAGGGACATACCCAAGTCGAATCCGTTTATCAATGCTGTCGTAAGCGTTGGTTGTCGAAAGCCAACAGATGTGCCAGCCCGGAATCTCCGGCACCTTTGGCAGCGCACTTTGTGTCCACTCATCGCTCCACATCTTTCGACGTTCCTGCGCTGACATGAACTGCTCTTCAGGAGCCTTGCGGGTTGCGTCCTCGCTAGCACGAGTTTCGCGGCCACCGGCCGTGAGAGTTTTTTTCAGACGAGAATCCATTGTTATCCCCTATTAGCTTTATCGTATTGGATGAACTGCTTGATCATTCGGTTGCGTTTTTCTACGTCATCCCACATGCCCGCTTCTTTAATAGCTCGAACACGCTCAGGACTCAGTACATAACCGTTGCCGGAGCCACGGCTTACAACCGACTCACGCACAGATCCCGTAACTACGCTTCGGGGCCTACTATGACGACGCTCGTCTTGATTATTATTATAACGATGTGGTAAGCGTTTTTGCAAGCGATTGTCAAGTTCTTCCCAATAATCTTCAGATGCAGGATCCCAACCCTCTTGGGTTAGTTTGGCATCAATGATTTTGGCAATCTGAGTATCCTCATCATTTGCCTCTGGGTCGTACCAAGAGTTTGACTCAAGCCAATCATTTGCAAGGCGTTTTACTTTAGGGCTGACGCTTTTCTCGGGCTGAGTGCTTTCAGAAGCATTAGCCCGAATATCAGATAGCTTTCTCAAGCGATCGAGAGCTTCTGTTTCCATCTCCCGTGCGCGAACAAATGTGTCGCCATCTGAATTATCTGTAGCCTCGCGCATTTTGGTCATTGCATATTGCAAACGCAGCTTCTCGTCTTCAATAGCTTTATCCAAACTTGCCAAATCAGAATGACGAGTGCGCTGTTCAATAGCGGACAAGCGCTGCATCAGGTCTTGGTTTTGGCGTTGCAAGGACTCTAGACGCGCATCCTTTTCAGCATTGCGCTGACGGACATAATCTTTCTTAGCGCGGCGTCGTGCGCGTTTTGCCTCACGCACTTCATCATCATCATCTGGGTGGTCATCGTCAGTTACAGATCCACCCTCTGCTTCGTTTTGCTCGGGGACTTCAATGTCCTCCGGCACATCTACTACTGCCGAACCATCAGTGGCGTCTTCCACCACTTCCATCTCTTTAGTCTCGTTCACAGAAAGGCCCTCATAGCTAGCGGATCACCAGTTACCTTTGCGATAACCTCGTGGTCGTTGAGAATCATGAACAACGCCGGCTCTTCCAAGTCGTCGTCTCCCGGCACCTTGACTTCCCATCGGTCGCCACCCCACTTAGGGACGCGCAGATAGTCGCCAATCTCACACCAAGAGCCCTCCGGCCACGATTGCATCGTGTCGCGGTGCTTGAATGCCAATGGACCAATATCAACTACCTTGGCCACCATGTTGTTCCACTTCTCGGTTTCCTTGGTCTCTTCAACCAAGATGATCCCCGCCTGCCCAACCTTCTTTTTTGCACGACGCAGCTGTACAAGAATGCGTCCGCCGAGAGGTTTAGCACCGGGGTCTACGCTCGGAAATGCCCAAGCCAACTCAGCTTCGTTAGAAGCTTCCGGTTTACCTGTCGTCATCGTCTTCCTTTAGTAATGAATCAATGATATGCAGAGCCTCTTGCAGGCCCGCATGATGTCCAACCATGCGTTGATAGGTTTCCCAGTTCGACGCATTTCCTGCAGCCAAAGACACAGCAATCTCTGATTGCCGTACCTTCAGCCCTCCAATCAAGTCAGATAGAAGACTCACTTCTTCTTGGCTTGACTCAAAGCACCTTGCGATTGACCCTTCGGCTGCATGCTGCTGCCGTCAAGCTTTTCGCCTTGAGCAATGCGCTTGTGTTGCCGCACATTAATGCTCTTCTGTTCCTTGTCACTCGTAGCCATATTGGCCTCCTTGTTTTGTGGTTAAATCCAACACAGCCTTCTCGCCGTCCTGCTTCAACTTGGCGGCATCGCGGGTCAACCGGGCTGTCTCGATGCGCTCCTTCAACTCCTGATCGCCTGTAGCAATGGCAAGCTTGAGCTGTAGTTCTTCCATAGCGTTCTGCTGATCTGCCTGCAGCTTCTGCATGTCCAACTGCAAGCGGGCAGCAAGCTCCTTGTCCTTGAGCCCCATTTCGGCTTGGTCGCGCTGAGCACGACGCTGCGTCTCGGCCATACTGGTCTGCAGCAACACCTGACCGTCCGGCGTGAGATCGGGCTTCGGCTTGAACTGCTCCACCTGCTGGACCATCTTCTGGATGACCGGCATGATTCCAGCCAGCGTTTGCTCGGCGTCCATGTCCACATGTTGCGAGGCAGTGCCGAACATCTTGTCAACCATCGACGGGTCGTTAAGCATGTCGTAATCCTTCATAGGCTCGCCCAAAGCCTGCTCAACGTAACCATTCATGCGGCCGAGGTACCAGAGCACAATGTGCTGCTTGATGTGCTCAATGGCCTTAGGCAGGAAGCCCGGCGCAATAAACGGATTGCCACCGAATACAGGGTTCTTGGCGTAGTCCAAGTGAGCTTGGATGTGCCCAAGGTGGTCCTGCTCTGGGTAAGCAAAGGCCGCCTGACCAATAGACATAGCCACGTTCTCGTTTGCGGCATCCATCTTGGTCGGGGGCGGCGTGTCAACCATCAACTCGTTGACGCCCGGCACCTTGATCTGCTTTAGGAACCGTTCAATCACCACCTTCTGGTTAAACATCTGCGGGTAGTCTTTCATCACGGCCATAACAGCTTGCGTTTGGGCCATCCGCTGCGTTTCAGAGAAGATGTGTGGGTCAGAGACCGGGATAACGTCTGTTACACGCGCAAAGTCTTCACGCTCAACGTCTAGATCCTCGACAACCTCACCGCGGCGCATGTCATCCAGATACCAGCGGTTGATTCGGCTCAGAACTTTGAGTACTCGGCCTTGAGATTCATGCAATCGGGCGTGAATGGCAGAGAACACAGCTGCGCCCTGCTCAATCATCGCCTGAGTAGTGCCTACAGGAGCGTTTGAGGTAACGTCAGCGATCTTTTCTTCCGCGGTGGTGACCACACCCTTGGCGGCGTTGGTCAACCACTCCAGAAGCTGGAACAGAACCGAGCTTGGCGGGTTGAAAGGCATCGGCATGGCAATCTTGCGGATGTCATCGACACCCGGAGCGCCTTCAATCTCTGCGACTTGGGTTACTTCGACCTGCTGAGACTGCCCGGAAATCTTAGCGCCTTTGAGCTTGAGCATCGTGGCGGCATTATTGATATGAGCGCTATCAAGAAGAGCGCGCAAAGAGCCAGTAAGGGCAGCACTAAGGCCGCCAATAAGGTGCGGAAGACCGACTGCATAGGCGCCTCTCCAAGGAATGAACTTAAACTCAATGATCCAGTCGAGTTTGGTGAAAGAATCGTCGCCCTCTTCCCAGTTGCGGTACAAACCCAGCACCTGAGAGTCCAGCTCGTCGATCATTAGGATGTACGGAGCCACCTCGCCCTTGGTATACGGGTCGTCCTCTAGCTCCAGCCATGTATAGACGTGGTAAACACGGCGCAGGCCGTCTTCGTTGTCACCCAGATTGCGGCCTTCGATCTTGTCCGTGGCCTTCTGCGGTCCAGTCTGCTCAGGATCCATCGTGGCGCGGATGTAAGACACGTCGCGGTAGAGCCCAGAGGCGATTCTGGCCTTAAACTCGTAGTCAGAAACGTCATCAACCTCAGTAACGCGCTGCGCGGTGTAGAAACTACCGGCCGAGAACGGCAGCAGGACGTTATCAATGGGCAGGAACTGCGCACAAGGGCGGCGCTTCTTCTCGTCGTACCACAGCTTTAGGTACTGAGAGCCACCGAGAGGCAGCTGGGTAAGCATCTGTTCCTGCTCATCGCGGAACTCTTCAATCTGTTCCGTGAGCTGCCAGTTCATGTAATCGCGTTTGCGCTCGGCGATCTCGACTTTTTTCTTCTCTACGTCACCAAGGATCTTGGTTCGGGTAGGACCATCAGGCGGGAACAGCTCTTTAATGGCTCGAGAGGCGAAATCTACGCAGGCTTCGGCCATAACAGGGTGGACAACCTTGCTAGCACCGTTGAAGTTGGCGCCACCGGGGGCGTCGTTGCCCATACCAGTGCGGCGGATGCCCTCTTCGTACTGCTTATCGCGCTGTTTGCGGGCTTCTTTGTCCTTCTCGGCGTACTCAATGTAGCGCAGAGCCAGACCATCGACCGACATGAAGTCCAGACGATCTGATTCGGCTAGGTTTTCGTAGAAGTCCGGCTCTTCCAGCGGTCCCTTGATGTCCATGTGGACCATCACCGAACCATCAGGCAGCTCTTCAAGCTCCGAATCGTCAATCGGCTCTTCTACTTCCATGCCTTGCTCGCCCTCGTCTTGGGCGTCAGCAGGCTGGCCACCAATGAATCGGCCATACTCTTGGTCAATCGGGAACTCTTCAGCCATAGTTACTCCAGCGGTTGTTTAATTTGCTGTCAGTCATAATCTTTATCAGTAGAAAGACTGAGCGCAGGCAATCCAATACCTAGTGCAGCCAATCCGGCAAGCAGGTCGTTTTCTTCAATGCGGGAAGGGTCAAAAGCAGCAAAGCGGGAGCGGACATTCGCGGGGTTGAGCGTAATCAATTCATGCCCGTCTTTTGCAGTGGTATACCCCAATTGCATTAGCACTTCTCGCTGTTGAGCATCGGGAACGCCCGCATACGTCATGATACGAAACATATCGGATTGAGTGTGCGCATTGTCCATTTTGCCCTTTGCCCACCCACTAGGCCCAAGGGGTTCAATCATTTTGAACAGCGCGTCCTTTTCGTTTTGAGTGAGCATCCTGTCACCCTGCAAGTCAAAAGATTTGCCCATCTTCATGCGTAGCGGCAGCACTTCTGCGCTTGCATCAAAAGCGCCGTCTGCATTTTCGGCGTACAGACTTGCTCTTTCTGGATGTGTTGACCCGTAAAAACCCTGCAATTTTTTTGAAGTTCTATTGGCTCCTTTTGGAAACTCAACAGACGAGCCTTGGAAACCCAATGGCGCGCCATGATATGCGTCTTCCACATATCCTAACGCTTGCGCCCTATCCATCGGCGTGTTGCCCGGCGGCAAGCCAAGCATCTTTACCGCATTCTCTTGGGCAATCCGCAGCGCCTCATCTCGTGGGGCCGCAACTTTGCTTGCCTTCAACTGCTCATCATTGCGCTTGAGGATGTCTGCAAGCTCATCAGAGAACAGGACGTAGTTAGATGTGCCGCCTTCAGTACCACGGCTAGCAGCGTCTTTGTATCGGATGCCGGGGATGCCCTTCTCCAACAAAGCCTCTGACGCAGCTTTCTGAATTGCCGCGTTATTAGCCATTGGTGGTGCCATAGACATACCCAACGCGCCGACCATGTTTTGCCCAATTGAACCAGAGTGCGCCGTATAAGGCGCAAAGTTCTCAGACGGCACCTTGCCGCCAGACTCCTTCCATAGGGCCATCAGAGCATCCTTCACTGACTGCGGTTGCTCTGCATAGGGCTTGTCCCAATCCAAGAAGTGATGTGGACCAAGCGGGTCAGCAGCCTCTCTCGCGGCGTCAGGCCAGCGGAGGTTTAGTTCGTAGAGATATCCCTCATCCTTTAGCGGTTTTTCCCACTCACCGCTTTTTAAAAACTTCAAAGTATCAGTTAAAAGTTTTTTCTGCTCATGGTTGGGATTTACTTCAAGAACATATCTAATGTCATCTGCGGCCCTTTCTGGGTCTTTGGCTAGATTTGCAAGTCTCTGAGCGTTTGCGTGGGCATTCAAACGGCCTTGATTGGCAGCATCCCTGTTGACAAGATTTCTTGCATATTCTTCGCCTACTTTTCGTGCTTCAGCCGTATATAGCCCATGCCCATATGCCTGAGCACCCTCACCAGTACCAATCTTTGAGATGTCAAACTTGTCAAACTTGTGCGGGCTTCCGTGGTAAGCCTTGATGGCACCAGCCAAAGCGGGTGCTAGGAACTTACCGCCCAATGCAGCAGCGCCCTTCAGCAGGGGACCACCGGCGACATCCATGCCAGCCTGTAGAGCAGCAGATCCATAGTCGCCCTCAGCAGCAGCCTTACCAGCACCTACAAAGGGGATGAACTCAGCAGCAGTACTCAGAGCCTCTTCAGCCTTCTTAGCACCGGGGGCTTTGCGCATCTCCACCTTGCCGGTGTCCATCGCAGCCATAGTCCCGCTACTTAGCAGCTCACGCAGTTTCTCTCGTTTGCTGTTTACCTCACCGCCGGCTTTCATGCGCTCTTCAATCAGCGCACGCAGCTCTGGATTGCGCACTTTTTGCGCTCCAATAATCTCATCAAAGATTTTGTCGGCGTCGCTCACAGAAATCCCCAGTTAATTTGGCACATTTTATACTGCATAGGGATTCTGCCTCTTTGGCATACCCGAATCAACATAATCGTCTTCGTCCCAAGCTTCTTCAGGCGGCGGGTCAATATCAAGCCATCCTGCATCACGCAAGAATCTTAATGCCTGCGTACACGCATCAACGTAATCGTCATGCGTGCAGTCAGGGAATGAACAGATCTGGCTGACAAACCCCTCGGCCCAGTCTCTTACATAGCCGGGCCTCTGTGAGCTCTCGGGGATCCATACACGGCCTCGAGCGATGACGTTGGATACAATGTTCAGGCGCTGCATCTTATCGGCTCTGCCGGGGTTATACGCCCGCACAGGCAGGTGAGCACGCTGCAAGTCTTGGATCAGTGAGATACCAGCAGACTTATCTTCAACTAGTATCAGGTCCACCCGCTTACGGTCTTTACCCTCACCGAATACGGTTTCGTACTCTTCAATGACTTTAGGGCGTAGGTCAGGGTATTGCAGGCGGTCTTGCCAGCAGTCAATGATCATGGCTGACATCGGGCCATCCAGCGGCTTGAACACACCGAAGGTTATGCAGGCGGTAGGGTCGTTCTGTACCTTCTCAGATGTAGCCACATCATAAGACTGGACGATGTACTCGAACCGGGGAAATTCTTTCCCTGCTGGCCAGAGCTTGAACATGTCACGCTTGACGATGCCCGACTCTTCGGGGTCGAGAATCTCAGCGTAGATTTCCTGCCTTCCAAGTTTCGTGCCTTCGTACTGCAGGATCTGCTTTTGAAAGCTAGGCGCTAGGTTGGCGATGTTGTCGTATGTGGATGCAGTAGTCAGTACCACATCGTCGCCTTCACGGGAGACTAGATCGACAATCAGGTCTTTAGGTCTTGGCGTGGTGGTAGCAACTATCCGGGTTTTGTTACCCAGACGCACGCCGAACATGATCTGGTCCCACGCGTCCTGTAGGTAGTCCCACGCGGCTAGCTCGTCTAGCCATGCACCATGATACTGACCACCGCGAAAACGCTCTGGCTCACTAGCAGGAATGCCTTTGATGAGAGAGCCATTGATAAGCTTGATCTCGTGATACGCGCGGTTGTAGTCGGCGATCAGAGCTTGAGGTATGACATTGATTAGACCGGAGTCACCTTCATAGCAGGTAGCTCTTACGTCAGCAGATGTAGGAGCAGCCACAAGCCAGCGGGTGCCGGGCTCTGTCCATGCCCACCATCCAACCTGCTCTGCAGCAGTTCTTGTCTTACCCGCTCCACGTCCGGCGAGTAGCAACCAGATGGTCCACCAATCGCCGGGTGGTACTACTTGATGGTTGTGAGCCTTCGAGATCCACTCGGCGCGCCAAGCCCATGCGGCCTGTTGCTCTGGTGTCAGAGCCTTGAACTTAGCCCGGACCTGTGGATCTAGAAGGAGCTCGGCACTCACTCAGCAGGGACTACTTCCGCGGCAGGCACTTGAGCCTCGGCTTCCTGCTTAATGCGCATAGCCAGCGGCCAGACGTTGTGACCAGTCGGCAGGGCGCTCAGAGCCATCAGGATGGAGTTAACTTCGTCGGTGGTAAAAGTCAGGGTGATATTCATTAGCTGTCCTCGTTTGATTTAACTTGCTTGGCCAGCTCCATATTGGTCAGGATCCGGTCAAACAACTCTTTTGCATCTACATCTACCTTCAAAGGGTTTTCAGCATCCCCGGCAATAGTAGTACGATCGCCATACTTCTTAGGATTCCATTTGGCCAGCAGCTTAAGCCGGGTTTCAATCTGTAGCTTACGGTGGCCCAGCATATCTTCGGTGCGAATAGTAGAGCCTTTGTCGTCTACTGTTTGAGTGTGGCCCATAACCGGAGTATCAGCGATCTGTAGGACTTCCTCAGCCATTTTATCGTAGCCGATTTCTCTCGCACGCGCGATTGCTGCGGAAAGCGTTTCATCCCTATACATCCAATCATAGATAGTGCGCCACTCAGGCATGTGGTCATCACGACAGATTTGACGAAGGGGCTCTCCTTCAGAGAGTCGTTCGGTAATTTCGCGGGCCAGATCTGGTGTGTATTTAGACGGTCGGCCAGTACGTTTCTTGGTAGGTTCCATTGGTACCTCCATGACTAGATACAGTAATTATATCACTGGCACATAAACAACAAGGGGACCGAAGTCCCCATTTGATTAACCAATGTAGCCAACCTTTATTCCGTCTTCATCATAAATCGCTACAGACCAAGTAGCACCATCGTTATGAGACTCGCAGACATAAGACCAGTCAGGGTCAGCAACGATGTTAGCCTCGGCAATCTTGGCGGCAGAAGCAAGAGTCGGGTAGAAGTTTCGGGTGTTGGTCTGAAGCATTTTGCTTCTCCTTAAGTTATATCCAGCGTCGTGCTGTGATGTAACTTTAAGTTAGATGACTGACCAATGTCTAATGAAGCTTTTGTTACACAATAGGGAAAGAGCGTGAACCGGGTTCGTGTTAATCCGCTCGAAAGACAACCCGTATCCAGCCCACGCTCTTTTTTTAACTTACTTCTTCCACCACATCCAGTCAGGCTTGGCTTGCATCTTGGTTTCAGCATTCTTCCACGCGTCCATCATGTAACCGAACTGGGTTGCTGCGATGTCGCGGCAGGCTGCCGACCACTGGGCGAAGACTTCTTGATAGCTCATAACGACCTCCGTTAAGTTAATAAATGCTGCAGCGCAATATTATTACTTCTCGGCGGCCATGTCTACTGCTGCATCATAGGCATCCTGATCAGACATGCTTTGATGTTTACGGATTGCGTTGATAGCAATGCGCATCTGGTTCTGCACGTACGGCGGGTGCTCTGCGGGGTAAGCCTCGCTGAGTGCCTTGAGTGCCATAGAGAGTAGTTCGTCTTTAGTCATCTGTTCTCACAGTAACGCATAAGTAGTTGCCGTCAGAGTCTTTGGCGGCGTAGGAACCCTTGTTCATGCACTTCTCTTCCTGCTCTACGTCAGCCTTCTTCTTATCCCATACGACTGTGCCAAGCAGAACAGCAATCGCAACACAGATAGCAACATACAGAACTTCAAGCATGCGGATCTGCGTTTCTGCCTCGGTGCGTTCCCTCATTGCTTGGCGGATCAGCTCTTCGGATTCTTCGCGGGTCATACAATCCTCTTTGCCTTGCTCATATCAATGTACGCGTTAACCCGTGTTGCAGAGCCACCGTTTACTGTGGCTTGGGTTGTTGTGCGGTCCAGCCTCATGTCTACGATGTTGCCTTCGGCGTCTGCCAAGCGGCGCATCAGCAATACTTTGTCCGGCACTAGATACAACCAACCAGATAGCGGCACCCCAATAATCTTTGCGGCGGCCGCACATCTAAGAATCTTGTCATGCGTCACCAGCCATTCAGCTTGGTGAGTATTGCGGAACTGCTTTTCAGTCATGTTACGGCATTTGATCTCGACGATAGCCTGAAGGTCATCGCCCTCAAGAACCATCCCATCAAACGCCAGCGGCTTGTGCTTCGCGGTGTGCAAGAACCGGTGGAAATGGTACTCGCGCTCAAAGAGGGCAATTGCTTCGGCCTCATGTGCCAGCGTTTCCTGCCCCTTCGGCGTCAAAATGTCCATGTCAACTCAAATCAGAACTGGTAATCCCTCGGCAGCGGGCGCTGGTAAAGGATGTGGAACCCCAGAAGGTTTATGTATGGAAGCTTGTCAACGCCGATAACTTTTGCGTCTTTTCGATACTTATCAAACCCAACCTTAAACCAAAAATTCGGATACTTAGCGCAATGCGGGGCAACCCAACCATTCATCACTATGATGCGTCCAATCGACATATCCGTCTCCTATGTGGTTGCAGGGCCGAGAATTGAACTCGGGTCTTTAGCGCATGAAGCTAACGTGGCACCTCTCCACTACCCTGCGTCCTTGATTATACAGAAGTATTCTCTTGGTTTGCAATGTAAATGCGGGCCATCCGGCAGTGATTCAGAACCTGAGCTAGTTGATCGTCAGCCTCGGAAAGCTTGCGGCGGTTGAGGTTCTCCGCGGCGTTGCGCAGCTCATGCTCTGCACGGATCAAGTAGTACGACCAGTCATACGTTTCCATGTGAATCCTTGTCAAATCAGTATAAAAACTGCAACATCCATGCGCGACTATGTCGAAATCCTTTAACGGACGGGACGTTATGAAACATTTAAGAGAGTTTGCTACGGTTCGAGAGCACGAGATGCTAGATGCTATTGAAGAGCACGGCACCCAAGTTTTAGCGGCAAAAGCTCTTGGTATCTCCACACGGTCTGTAGAACGTGGTCTTCAGCGGCTCAAGATTCGCGCGGCCCGCAGGGGATTGAGTCCAGAGCATGACATGATCCATGTGGTTCCAGATGGCTTCTTAGTTAAAGGGGTTAGTACATACTACAACAAAGATGGGCGGCCTGTTGGGCAATGGGTCAAATCTACGCAAGACAAGCAGAACGCCCGCGAGATTCAAGAAGCCTTCCTCGAGGCTTTCAAAGACGACATCGTCAGAGTAGCCCCTACCAATCCGGGCACTCAACAACCAGACGACAGACTGCTGAATTGTTTTATATATGGCGATCCTCACGTCGGTCAAAGGTCATGGTGGGAAGAGACGGGACATGACCACGACCTCGAGCTAGCAGAACAGCTTTTCACCAAAGCCCACGACGATCTGGTAGAGCGCTCGCCCTCGGCAACAACAGCCCTCATCCTCAATCTCGGCGATTACTTTCATGCCGATGATGGCCAGAATCGCACCATGCGAAGCGGGCATTATCTAGATGTCGATGGACGCTATCAAAAGGTTCGCAAGGTTGGCTTCCGCATCCTACGGTCAATGATTCAGATGTGCCTGCGCAAGCATGATCGCGTAGTCGTTTGGAACATCATTGGTAACCATGATGACTACTCAGCGGTGGACCTGTCTCTTTGGTTACAAGTCGCATACGAGAATGAGCCGCGGGTTCACATCGAGACCAGCGCCAACAAGTTCTATTACCTACAGTTTGGCAAAGTCATGCTGGCTGCCACGCACGGCGATACCGTAAGGATGGAGCAGATGCTGGGCATCATGGCTGCAGATCAGCCGGCGATGTGGGGGCAGTGCTCTCACCGCTATGCACATCTGGGCCATGTACACCACAAAACTCTTAAGGATTATCCCGGCGTCTCGGTCGAGACCCACCGGGTTCTACAGCCATCAGATCTTTGGGCTCACAATGCAGGCTATCGCAGCCAGCGAGACGCTCAATGTATTACCTACCATTGGGATCATGGCGAGTACGCTAGAACTATCGTCAATCCCAGCATGATATGAAAACGGGCGGTCTAGCCGCCCGAATCATTACTCTTCTTCGTCAAAGTCTTCCTCTTCATCATCTTCCAGTGCGGAGATGATCCAGCTCTCATCTTTGTCGTCAGCGTCTTCGAGAGTCGAAATCTGCAGAGCTTCGGCAGCGCTTTCGGCATCGATGAAGTACTCAAACTTCACGTTTTGAATGATATGAAACAACATAGGGCCCCCTGTTGGTTAGCGCGGCTGCGCCCTCTTATGGTAACTCTATCGTGTGACTGATTTGCTTCAAGTTACTGACACCAATCACATAATTGGTTGCGGCGGTGTTAACAATTCCAGCAACTTGCTAACAATTTGTTATATGAACCAGATCATAACCATGATGGCGCAGATGGCAACAGATCCCAAGACCTTCTCAATCAGCGTTTCTTCATTCACAGTTGAACTCCCTCCTGATGTACTCCTCGGTGGCCCCGGTGTAGAAGCTTAGAACTGCAATCAGGTGAGGCAGCAGCTCTTTGTCTTCCGGGTCCTCGGAATCTAATGAGAACCGGATGTCCTGTTCCAACATCGCAACCATTAGCTCTTGGATTGCGTCCCATCCAATCTCAATTGTCGTTTTCACAAATCTCTCCATCTTTGTATTTGACCTCACCGACGTACTTGCAGAGCCTATGCACATTCTTTACTGTCAAAGACAGTGATCCATGCTCACGCTCAATTCCAACGCTTCCCAAGTAGGACATCAGAATCTCATCGTTCTTGTAGCTGACGCGCATGACGTAGGCTTTACGCCCACTAGGCATCTCATACAGTTGGCGTCTTGCAATAGTTCTGGTGGTGTTTCTCATTTCATTCCCCTTGATTGAATAGCATCTACAGTCTTTTGTGCTGCGTTGTATGACTTGCATTCCCCGTAAACGATTGCGCAACACGCTTCACGCTCAGCTTCAATACAATCCATCACCAACTTCATAACCCAAGGCGGTACATCTCGGTGCCCCGCCATGCGGATGATGTCCTCTCGAGTCATTGCTCCTCCACAGTAACGATGTACTTGCGGCCGTTGACATCAGTGACCTCGAATCTTTTAGTAGTACTGTTAAAAGCACCACTGGGGTCAAGATCAATCTTTACAGGTCCAGTCGAGTAGATCAGGTTCTGCGCGTCGTTGTTCTGCAGCGTGCTGCGGCAGAGGTGGGCAATGTAGTCACAGTAAGCAAGCATGTCAGTCTCCTTAGTAAGGTCCGTGCATGTAGCTGAGCTCAAAGTAGCCATCAAGGTATCGCTCGTAAGCAAGCTTCTTGATGTCCTTGGGCAGCTTGTCAAAGTCAGGGTGTTCGCTCAGATACTGGAGCGCCTCGGTACATCCGTGGTCATCTTCACCGTACAGATACTCATCAACAACCCAGATCGCTCCGCGAAACTTTTGGTCCATGTCGTTCTCCGTATACGGCTGGATGCCGTAGATGTAACTCTAAGTTATATCATTCCCTCTTAACAGTGAACCTTTTGTTACACGCATGCTGCGGCTAGCAATGGAAGGTTCTGTGTATGTATCGCTAGACATGTAATAGTTACGCTTAACCGTGCTGCCGGCCGGCACCATTTCCGGGGCGTCAATGCAATAACCGTAGGCCAGCGTTGCCAGATGGAGCGGGTGCCACATGTCCACCTCGTTCATGGCGTGAATGCTCCCGCCTGTTCTGGCATCTCGGTGACTCTTGTAATTCATCTGCTCAACCCTTTGATGTATTCGTCAATCTTTGAGTCGCTCCAACCAAGCTTCTTGAGGGCCTTGACCAGAGCTTCATGGAAAGAGGTCATGGTTGGTCTCTTACCGCTTGTCGAGTTTGATTTCATAGACGACCTCGTCGTAATCGCTGGTGTTGGCCAGCGCCTCGAGGTCATCCTCATTAAGCAGCGTTCCATCCTCAAACTCAGCGTATGAGATGTACGCATCAGCAATCCCACGCGGGTGATAGATGCCAGACAGCTCGATTGTGCTCCACTTAATCTTGCGGCCGTTGAGTTCCATATCAGTCTCCTATTGGGGGCCGGAGCCCCCAGGTGTTTAGTTTTCGACAGG